ATTCCTTCTCCCTTAGAGATCGTTATTGAGGTGGTAGGTAACGTGGTCGTCGATCTTGGTCCGAACGTCACGCACCTCGGACTCGATACGGTTGAGTTGATCCTTCACCGACGTACCGCCGTTCGGTTGCAGCGTCTTCGATATCGCAATCTGCGTGCGGATCAGCCACAGGATGCCGCCGAGGATGGCGGTCGTCAGGATCACCAGCGGCACGATGTCGGCGGGAGCGTTGAAGGTCACGCTTCCAGCTCCGGCTCTGGCTCGGGTGCGATGAAGGCGTCAGCCTCAGCGTCGAACCGGAACCCGATCCCCGCGTAGGTCGATCTGAAGTTTGAGTTGTAGGACGTCTGCCGCCACTCGCCTGTGAGACCGATGCTGGCGATGAAAGCCTGACCGATCGGCTCAGACTCCGGGAAGTCTCCGCCGCCGCAGTCGTCGTTCCCGACCACGATCACTTCACGGACGATGCCGTCCTCGATGCGTGCAAAGTGCGCCATGTGTGTTCCTTTCGAGTTGAGTTATGCGGTGCGTACGCGAACGATCACGACACCGGAGCCGCCTGCGGCTCCGCTTGTGGCAAGCCCGCTACCGCCGCCGCCGCCACCAGTATTAGCGGTGCCTGCTGTACCTCCGGCTGTGCTTCCTGCACCACCGCCACCTGCACCACCGCCACCCGGTGTATAGGAAGTTCCTCCCCCACCGCCACCCGCCCGGGTAACCGACGAGTTTGTTATTGAGTTGGCTAGTCCAGCTCCACCAGCACCAGAGGATGTTGCGGCGACTCCTGCTCCACCTACTGCATTGGCACCTCCGCCGCCGCCACTAACTAGGTTGGCTCCAGCACCGCCAGCGTTGCCCGATAATGCGAGAGCAGGTCCCCCGGTAGTCACGTTGGCGGCACCACCACCACCGTTGCCGCCGCCCGTTGCGGGGTATGCGCCATTGACTCCATTGGACCCATAGCCCCCACCGATGGCCGATAGGGAATCGAGCCGACTGAAGTTTCCATTGGCACCCACGCCGGCAATGGAGTTACCGCCACCCGCGCCACCTGCGCCGACCGTGACAGTCAGTGCCTGTGCGGGTAAATATTCATTAGTTAGGTAGAGATGTTGGCCGCCGCCACCGCCGCCGCCTGCACCGCCGCCGCCACCTCCCCCTCCCCCCACGACCAGCACGTCGGCGAACCCGGCCTGATTGACAGTCAGCGTTCCCGAGGACGTGAACTCAAACCAAGCGAACGTGGACCCACCCGAGGTGTACGTCCCGGACGCCGTGTTACCGATCGACGCCGCACCAGCGACAGCCGTGTACGGACGGGCAACACGGACGATGACAACACCGGAGCCGCCAGCGCCACCAGCGCCAGTTAGTTGATCGCCGGTAGTCTGCTGCCCGCCGCCGCCGCCACCACCACCAGTATTAGCGGTGCCTGAAGTTGCAGTTGTATTTGTTCCGGTTCCGGCTCCACCGCCACCAGAGCCACCCGAACCACCAGTGCCACCTCTCGCACCACCGCCACCGCCGCCGCCGTAAGTAACTGATGACCCGGTGAAACTGTTGGCAAGCCCTGCTCCGCCCGCACCACCAGTTCCTGATGTTGCTGCGCCACCGACAGCATTAGCACCGCCGCCGCCGCCACCGCCCGTCAACCCACTAGAGTTGCTTCCGCCGTCATTTCCTTGACCTGAAACTGAACCGCCACCTGTGCTGCTCGAAATGTTGTAGGCAGCGCCGCCACCCGACCCCCCGAACAGGCCATTCTTGCGGCTTGACGAAGCGCCACCGCCTGAGCCTCCACCGACGGCATAGTAGGAACCCACACGAGATGCTTGACCAGCAAAGCCGTTGCCATTACTAGACGCCGCTGCCCCCGCACCTCCGGCCCCAATAACGACGGTTAGGGCTGCGGCCGGCAAGTAGGCGTTTGTTGTTACCAACACACCGCCAGCGCCGCCACCGCCGCCGTCTGCACCGCCAGCGCCGGCGCCTACGACGAGCACGTCGGCCAGCCCCGCCGTCGAGACGTTGAGCGACGAACTGCTATTGAAAGTCCAGAAATCGTAGGTGACGCCGCCACTCGTGTAGTTGCCTGTCGGAGTGTCAGAGATAGCGGCTCCACCAAGTGCTCCGCCAAGTGACTTCCATGTGCTGCCGTCGTAGACCTGCACCGTGCCGCCACCGATGTGCGTGACCATGCCGGTAGACGGTGACGGCAACGCGGAACCACGCGCCGCCGTGCCGTTGAAGTTCATCACGGCCTGGTCCATGAAGAAGTCCTGGACGTTAGCCGCCGTTAGGACTTCACCAGCGGTGAATGTGCGGAACCCGCCACCTGTCATCTCATGCTCCTTAGAGTGAAACCCAAGCCGTGCCGTTGTAAACCGTGACCGTGCCGCCGCCAACGTGAGCGACCATTCCCGCAGTAGGGAAGGGAAGTGCCGAGCCGCGTGCCGCAGTCCCGTTGAAGTTCATTACCATCTGATCCATCAAAAAATCCTGCACGTTGGCAGCGGTCAGAACCTCGCCAGCGGTGAACGTGCGGAAACCAGCACCAGACATCACGCCTCCCTAGAAGCCAAGTTGGTCGTCGTCGAGTTGCCCGAACAGCGACGAATCAAGAATGAAAGACGCCTCCGCGCGAGACATCGTTAAAGTCACGTTGTGCTCCCCTGGGGAAATGTTGTGACTAATCCTATCCAAAACCGCATATTGGGTAATAGCGGATCCGACCGTCGGAGTGAACGTCACCTGCAGCGGGGAACCGACATCGAGCCGGGCCACCGTCGATTGTTGCGCCGTTCCAAGGGCATCCATCGAAACCGTGACTTCGTTAATTCGAAGTGAAGGATCCTTATACCGGGCCAGAAGATAATCCCCGAGAGTCCCCATATCGGCATCCGTGTTAAACAGAAGCCCCGTTTTTGAGAGCTCACTAACCCCGTAGGTTGTCTGCGAAGTAGCGTCGACATCGACGGCGGTTCCACCGTTATTCCGCGTTAAAGTGATTTCGTTATAGATCTGCTCGGATCCGTAATCGATGCTTACTTCACGGAAAGGGATCCCGGTGCCACCGAAAACCGTCGGATTCGAGAAGTTTTGGGATGCCTGCCGATCAGCGAAGGCAGCATTCCCGGCCCGGTCCATGAAGAACGTCCCGAATTCGGTATCGGAAACGGTTTGCAGATAATCCAGAATGCTTGTGTTTGCGGCCGGTGAATCGGCCTGCAATGTCACTTGCCCCGCGTCAAGATCCCGTTTCCCGGTCGGCCATGAAGCTTCCGTTAGGGCAACCCCGACCCGGGCCCCTGACAATTGGGAGGTTTTCGCGGCCGTCCCGATCGTCACTTGGGAAAGCAGAAGGAACCCATCGACGCATTCCGCCGTAGTCGTATAGTCCCCGTCATTACGGAACTCGAGGTTCCAATCATCGACCAGGCCGTTAAAGATTGGTTCGCTATTGAGAGTGATCGAAACGTTTTTTCGGGGCACGATGCTCGAGGAATACGGGCTAACGGCGGTGCCGGCCGTCGGATCGAATAATCGGGCCCGGTTGTCGAGGACGATCGAAGCGTTACCGGCCTGGGGCCTGTCGAGAACCCTCGACCGGCCGCGGCTAATACTCACCGACCGAACATATTGGGTAACGTCGACCAGGGAGAAAGCCCCGCCCAAGGTGAAAACCGTATTATCCAATACGCCTTGAACGGGATCATTGAGGGTAAAGAAATTAGTTACCCCGCCGGCACCCTCATCGAAAGCGAAAACTACTTCCGTATTCGTCATGACGTAACCGAAATTGGAACCGGACCATTCCTCCGTTGATACTGCCGAAGGGCATCCACGATTAGACGACCAACCTCGGCCCCATCCGTACCCATGCCGGCATTCACGGTGAGATTAATTGTCGTCCCCATACCGCCACCGCGGGACAACGGTACGACGGCCTCCGGGCCTGCCTCACCGATCATCGCCAGAGTAGGCCGGTAAACGATGCCACCGTCGGCAAGCTCCGGGATGTTTGGCAGCTGGGCGACACCGACGCGCTGCCCACCTACAGTCCCGAGGAACGGAACCGTTACTTCCGGGATCGAGAAGGAAAGACCATTCCAGGCATTAATGATCCGGTTGATTCCACGGATCACGAAGTTAACGGCATTACGGATCGTGTCGACAATCGTGTTATAGATATTGTCGAATATTCCCTTAATGAAATCTTTCACCGTATTAAAGGTTGAAGTGATCCCATCGAAAATAGCGGTCCAGAATTTTTGGAATGTCTCAATATAAAGTGCGACATATTGAACAATAATCGCGCCGACTTCAATCAGCTTCGCCACGAATTGCACAAATGCCGAGATAATTCTGATAATTGTTGTCGCGATAAATCCTAGTACCTCGATCAATGCCTTGAGATAATTTCCGACGAACGTAACCAGAAACGGCACCACATAGGCCATTAAGAAATCGACGAATGCCTGGAATCCTGACCGAAGCCTTTCGATAGTTTCCCGGTTTTCTTCGAGTAACCTTTTCACTTCTCCGACGACCCGGCCGATAACATGTTGGATTGTGGCCCACACTTCGGCAACGGTATCCCGCAAGATTTCGCTATTATTCCAGAGATAAACGAATCCAGCGGCGAGTAGTGCAACAGCAGCGACAATGCCAGCAATAACTAATGTTGCGGGATTAATGGCCGCAACTATGCCACCGATCACGGCAATCAATTTGCCGACAATGAACAGGACCGGTCCGATTGCTGCCGCTATTGCCGCGAATTGGACGATAAACCTTTGCACATCCGGATCGAGAGCCGCAAAACGGTTTGTCATTTCGGTAAGGAAATTCGCTATCGATTGAATCGTGGGAGCAAGAACATCCCCGAGCATGATTAGAACACTATCGATGGATCCCTTGAGAGCTTCAATCGCGCCGGCGGTTCCCGACATTCTGGCATTAGCAAGATCGGCAGCGATACCCGTTTTTGTTACTGCCGTATTTAGATCGTTGAAACCTTGAACGCCTTGCTCGATCAGAATATTCGCGGCCCGCATACCTTGGACGCCGAAGATTTTCTTTAAACTAAAGGTCCGAGTAGCGTCATCCATTCCTTGGAATGTTGTCGTCAACCGTTCGACCACTTGATTAAATGGGATTACATTTCCGCTACTGTCAAGAAACGTAAGCCCAAGATCCTTCATAACTTCACTAGCTGCCCTAGTCGTCGGGACGAGACCGAGAAGCATTTGATTAAGTGATGTTCCTGCAGTTGAAGAATCGATGCCGGCATTATTGAGAGCTGCTATACCCGTCACGACATCCGACAATGGGAGACCCATTGTGTTAGCGGTGGATCCAACAAACTTCAAAGCCAAGGCGAGATCCTGCACCCCGGCCGTTGAAGCGACAGCACCAGCCGCAAGAATATCGACCACCTTATTTGTGTCGGCCGCCGAAACTTCGAACGTATTCATCGCGTTACTAATGATTGTTGCCGCATCCGCGAGGGCCATGCCTTCGGTGGCGGCAAGGTTCATTGTTGCGGCTAATGCACCGGCCTCGATATCTGCGACAGTCAAGCCGCCTTTCGAAAGCTCGAGCATCGCATCCGCGGCCTCACCTGCAGAGAAAACAGTATCGGCACCCATTTTCAAAGCAAGCTTCGAAAGAGACTCCATCGATTCCGCGCTAGCATTCGCGTTAACTTGGAGACTATTCATAGTTGTTTCGAAATCAGCTGAGGCCATGACAGCGGCCGTGCCGATACCAACTATTGGAAGCGTAACCCCTAGCGTTAAGGTTTTGCCGACGCTGGAAATTTTCTCTCCGGCCTTCTGCATTTCCTGGCCGAAGTCATTAATTTTCTTAGTCGTCGATTCGGATGCCGCTTGCATCCGCTCGAGATCCTTGATGGCACGGTTAATATCTTTATCGTCGTATTCACCCTTAACGACTACATCGATCGAATTTCGCGCCACCGATACTCCTAAACCTTATTAACTGCCGCTTGGATTAATTGCCCGATTTCCTTCGCCGCCTCCGGGCCTTTCGCATACCAGGCCGGAGTAAGCAACCGCGGCCACATGCCCACATTGCGGGCACCTTCTTTTGTGCCGGTTTGCTTATTGATATTTCGGTTGAATGGATGCCGCGACTTATTCACGGAACCGGCAAGCGTGAAGATAGCGACCGCCGGATCCGTTTTGTCGAGCACGGCTCGGCCTTCGACCTGACGGAAACCTGATTTCACCCTGGATCGGAATCGAGTAGTGAACCGGAATTTCCCTTGATCGTACGATAGATCCCGGCCGTCCCTGGAATAAATCCATTTGCCCCATCCAGTGCCTCTCCGCTTGGGAGTCAAACCCATGAACGGAACTCGAGCCTTAGCGTCCTGAGTGACAGCATCCGTCGCAGTCTTTACACCTTTTTGAATGTCCCGCCACGCTTCCTTATCGAAACGTTTCAAGGCATCGATTTTCGCGGCAGCTCCCCGCACTTCAACTTTCATCATTTCCGGGCCGCCTTTTTCTCTTGCACGATTCTCCATTGCAAATATTTCTGCATCGTCCAAAGCATCCGTGGAGACTCATGCACCAGCGTCGACGGGGCCACCCCGAATTCGTATGCTAAATGGCAGATCAGGAAATGGACAGACTCGGCCCCAAAGGGACAGGTTCCGCCGCTTCTTGAATCTCCACCCCGTCGAGTCGATTAAGCCACATATCGAAATCAGCGGTTTCCCCGGCCCGCTTCAAACGATGCCAAGCAAGCCAACAAATATCCGTGAACCGGATTTCTGTTCCAAGCTTCGCAACACTTCGATTAAATTCACTTTCGAAGGCGACGAAATCCGGTGCCGACACGGTGACATCAGCACCGGATCCGTCTGCGTAGGTGACTCTTAAATCCATTTTCAAGGCAGGCTCCTAACGTTACGGGGTTACGTCGCGTACGACTGTGCCGGTGATCGGGAAAGAAACGGAAATCGTCGCAAGATCCCCAACCGCACTATCGATTGGATTTGCCTGAGCAACCAAACAATCGAATTGGTATTCGGCATTCGATGTTGAGATTGCAGCGGTTCCACCTGGACGAATACGAACCGGGACCACCGAACCAAGCTGATTGAAAATAAGCTCGTCGATTGCACCCGAAGCCATATCCTGATGAAACTCGAAGTCGACAGTACCGGACTTCAAACCGCCCACGCGGGTCCGGTAGGTGGAACCGAAAGCCGTTGTTTCTACATCGTCGGCCTCGATATTCACCGTCACGGAAGCACATGAGCTCGTCACCGTTGATCCGTTGAAAACGATCACCGGCTCGATTACTACGAACTTTGCCATTTGATTATTTCTCCTTCATCAAGCGTAAACGGTGATCGAGAGATCCGCCGCAACGTATGTTATTTCACCTACTGCCAGCTCACGAAGGTTATCGCCGCTGGTAACTCGAAGGTCGTTTGCTTCGCCTCCGAGAGTCCTATCCGATTCGATAGCCTCTTTAAGGCTATTCGTGCCCGTGCCCGAAAGGTATCCGTCTAGCGCGGTTTGTGCCCCGCGTGTATCGACACGGCCGACAATCACGATCACGCGGAAAAGGTAAGTATCGAGGGCCCGGCCCATCGACGTATCGAAATCGACCCGTTCGAAAGTGACTATCGCTATCGGCGGTTTCGGATCCTCCGGAATGACGGAATTAGTTCGAAGCCCGGGCACCGTGGCAAGGTTCGTTGCCAAAGCCTGCCGCATCGTGGTAATCGATGCCATTAGGCTACGCCCGGATTAGAACGCCTAAATGGGGCTAGAAGCATCTGCATATCCGGATCGAATCTTGATACCCGTACGGCCCCGATATCCCCGAATCCGGCCACCCCGAGGGGAGAGTCGTAACGCTTAAATTGGCGGAGGGCGATAATTATTGTTGCCTGTTGAACGGACTTCGGGACCGCCGTACCGAACCCATAAACGCCGGTCACCTTCACGGCCGTTTCCCCAACATAATCGTAAGGGAAAATATAGTCACCGACTGCGCGAAGTTGAGTGATCGGGAAAGACAATCCGGAAGCCGTACGGTTCAAAGGCTCGAGCTGATAATCCGTGACCGCCCAGGTTTCGTCATAGATCCCATCAAGGCCGCTTGAGGTTTGCACCGTGATAGCGGTTCCCGCAAGATCGTCGACGACACACACATACGAATTACGGGCCGAGAAAAATCTAGTTTCCGTTCCCGCCGTGAAAAACCGACGCTCACAATATCCATCAATGAGACGGGAAGCGGATTCGATAGCGATTTCTAGAAGGTCATCATCGACGGTATCCGCCGTTCCGATGCGGGCCGCCGCCTTAACCTGATTCAAGGTGGCATAGCCGTTACTAATCGCCATGAATTCTCCTAATGATATCTCTGCAATCCAGGTTGCCGGCCGTGATCGGGCCATAATGTTTCATCGCTCGTCGCGTGGCCCCACTCATGTTCACAAATAGTCTCGTCATAGATTCTTTGCGGTTGCATGGGAAGCCACGGATTACAAAACCGGGCCGGCAAAATCAGGGCATCCGGGGCTAACTCATTCACGATTCGAGTCAACAATCGAGGACCCGTCACATAGTCGACGCCGCCCTTGACCGTTTTGATGCTTTCCGGAATCGCATCGATCACGGCACCGATCACCGGATTACCTGGGGCACAAGCCATAAACGCATTGCTTATTAATGTGCCGTCGACTTCGTAAGAAAGAATAAGATCATGATCATCGAATAATTCGGGTAAAGGGTTTATCGGCCGCATATCACAATTCACATAAAGACCGCCGAATTGGTAAATCAACTCATATCCGGCGATATCCGCTTTCGTGACTTGGATAAGGCTTGCTTGCTTCGAATCACCTCGACCAGGAATCCAACTCCAACCGCATTCATCGAAAGCTTCTTGATTCTCAAGCCTCGGCAAATCGGTTTCGTCGTAATCCTGCAAAACCCATTCCGGATTAAGCTCAATCCATTTTGCGGCATTCTCTTTATACCGATCCGGCATGATCCGGGGCCCGAACCATTGTCGATGGATCAGCTTGGGAATCGCCACGTTATGCCCTGATTATCCCGGAACCAATCGACCGTCACCCGGATTCCATCCTCGAGGGTAGTGAACCGTTCCGATTCGATGCCGACATTCCGCATGGTAGCCGGATCCGCCGCGACAACTGTTCCCAACAATTTAACGGCCCGACGAATATCAATTGGATTCAATTCCGGTACGGAATTCTGTACAGCTTCGGCGATTCGATCCACGACATCGACGGATGAAACCGGGCCTCCGTGCGGTTCTCCCAATCGCATTGGTAGATCATCGATCGTTGCGGATGGGATTTCTTGCCGGATTTGTTCCGCTACTTGCCGCACCGAAACAGGCTCGAGATTTCCGATGTCGATCGGATGATTCGGAATCTGCCCATCCTTGAGAACCTCGAGTGTTTTCAAGAATGATTGGGCAACATCACGAACAAAAACGGCATCGGATATTTGCGTCCCACCGCCATAAAGCGGCATCGGAATATCCGATAATGCGGAACACACAAACGAAGGAACTATCTTTCGAACCTTGCTCGGACCGAACGGCGCCGGTGCCGACTGACGCGGGCCATAAGCATTCATCGGCCGAACGGCCGCAATAATCGAGCCCCGATCTTCCCGATACATTTTCACGAATTCTTCGCCACAAGCTTTCGTGATGCAATAGGTTCCGCGGCCGATCCCGGAATTCCCGACGGCCGCGTAAACGATTGGGATCCTGTATCTATCCGCCGCCTCGAATACATTCAATGTGCCGAGAATATTTATGTTTGCTGCGGGAAGCGGATTATCAATCGTTTCCGCCGTTCCAAGCACGGCCGCTAAATGAATGATCCCGTCGACGTGGGCCGCGAATTCGTTAACGATCGTCGGATCCCGGACATCCCCAAGCAATCCCCCGCGGTGCTTGTGGTCAAGAATTAAGACTTCGTATCCGCGTGCTTCTGCTTCTTGGCGGATCCATGATCCGATGAATCCATGCCCGCCTGTGATCCCGATAATCATAATGACCGGATCTGTTCGTGAGCAATTGACGAATTTATTTTGTGACTTATCTGTTCCGGATGCACCGAATAAACATAGTCGACTCGGCCCGTGTGATCGAAGGTTGCTCCGGCTCGAGCTGCCCCAATCCAGAAAGCCCAATCATCGAAAAACAAATCTTGGAACCGATTATTTTCCCAAACGGTTTTCCGGAAAGGTGAGCATGATCCCATCGGATTATTTTCTTTTTCCAGGATTCGTTCCGCCGTGACGGGCCGTGATGGAAACTGATTATCGCCAATCCGGTAACCGAAGTTAACGATATCTGCCGGATTCGATTCAATGCCGTTCAAGGCATGAGGCAAAAGCCGATCATCGATATCAGCTTTAATAATCCATTCCGTATCCGTTATGCCGATCACGTCATTAACGTGAACCTGGGGATGGAATACATCCCCGCGATTCTTATAAACCCACGAAACGTTTACATATTCCTCGGCCGCCGATCGGATTTGATCCGGGATTCCATCATGAATCACCGTTATCATGTGCGGTTTAGTTTCCAAACCGGCGAGAGCTTCCGACCATCCCAACACGAACCCGTAATATTTCGGGCCGAATACGGAAGAAACAATTCCGATACTCATAGATACGACCAGAACTTAGGGGCCTGGGCCGCCATGACTTCCCAAAAATCCCCGGGATCCCGGCGGCCGGCATAGCCGTTCGTGTGAATCTTGCACCCGTACGCCTCGGCCTCAATCAAGGTTCGAGGGCATGAGTCGAAACCCTGCGGGAGAAACACGAACCATTCATGTTCGGTCATCGCTTGCAGCACAATCGACCGGTCCACGTTCGACAATTCGGTTAGGTAGAAACCCTTTTCACGGGCCCACCGTCGAGCCGGAAGCAAACCTTTTTGAGCATGTTGCCGGGCCGCCCACAATGCTTCCTCCGTGCGTTCACCCTCGAGCTCCGGTAAATCGATATGGCCGTGACACCATTCCGATAACACCCCGAACCGTCGGGCCTCAAGCTCCGAATGGGCCTGGCTCATGGTGATGAACGGATCCGCGTGCTCGAAAAGTGTTCTTCGGGCCTCCGTCGGGAACTGTTCGTGATGCACCCACACGACCGGCTTAACTTCTCCTAGGCCTATCAGAGCTTCATCCGGGAGAAGATCCGTACCGGTAATGATTACCCGGTCGAAGTCGAAAGCCTGCCGCCATTCACCCGGCCCGATCACCTGGACATCGATCCCGGCGGGGGCCTGCCGGATCATGGCCGCATCTGTCATTTCTGCGCCGCCGACACCGCCCGGAAGTAGCCAATCTTCGGAACGGCCCCTGGGCACATGATGGGTAAGCCACGCTACCTTCACGGCAGATCCTCGAGCAGCGGCCGCCACATGTTTTCGTAAACCGTGTCGGCATCGTAGTTGTCGACAATGTGCCGGCGGCCCATCGTGGCCCGCTGCCCGCGCCTCTCATATGTTTCTTCGAGGGCTTTATATATTTCCGAGATTAGCGGGATTTGGAACCAGGCTCCTTGTGTCGGATCCCAGGAAGGTTGCCCGGCAACCGCGACACCTTCACCGACTAGTTCCGGTTGGGCCGAGAAATTATTGACGATCACCGGGGTTTCACATGATTGAGCTTCGGCAACCGTGATCCCGAAACCCTCACCTAAAGTTGGGGCCAGAAGGCAATCCATCCCCGTATAACAGGCGGCAAGGGCATCCGCCGGGAAACCTAACCGGTTCTGATATTGATTAACAAATTTTACTTTTTCTTCCGGGATCCCACATGCGGCAATCAGCGGATCCAGAGGAATCCCGCCCATCCCGCCGTACCGTTCCGTATGCATATACAGAACCGCATCATCGTGCTTTTCGGCAAACATGGCGAAGGCTAATAGTTGGGCATCAAAGGCTTTCCGTAAAGGAATTTGGCCTTTGTTAGCGTTGACGATCCCCACGACGAAAGCATCATCAGGGACACTCATCAATTGCCGCCCGGTTTTCGTGACTCCAAGGTCATCAGTTACCGACGCGGTAGGTTTGAAAATATCGGTTTCGATTCCGTGCGGAATATAGGAATGCTCGAGCTTCGCTTTTGCCATTTGATCCGCGCCATATTTGCTCATAGCGACCGGATGAATATTCGGTTTCTGTAGAACCGTCAGAACCATTCCAGGGATCGGTAAATGATCGATCGGTGTCCAGGCAACCACCGGCATTTCATCCCACTTCGGATGTTTCAAAACCCACACATCGTAAAGCGTGAAAACGTGATGCCGGTGATTCGGATGCTGCCGTGACCAATCCACGAAATACGGATGCACCATGTCTTGGGAATAAGCATCATAGCCGCGGGGCAAATGTTCGATGCCTTCCCAGCTACTCGAAGTTGCCTCGAGGCCGTAGTTACAGGCAACCGCGATATCGTGCCCATCCGCAAGCATTCGGGAAACTACTTGCTTAGTTTGCGTACCGTATCCGGTTTGTGCGAAAGCAGCATTCGAATACCAAATGCCGGCAATCGGCGGTGTTCCGTTCCTTGCTCGTCTACGCCTCTCAGCGCGGTCCACGTTTCCTCCGATGGGGCAGGTTTGGCAGGTGAGAGGGGAACCGGGCCGCCTGCCTTCGGCCCGGCTCCCCCGTTTGCTTCAATCGGTTAAGCAGCGTTACCGATGAAGTATTTCACGGCGTCGGCCTGGCCGAGGTCGCCCCACAGGCGGAGGGTAACCCGGAAGCCGATTTCGTCGCTCTCGAAGTAGGCATCGTCGCTTCGTGCGATTTCGATCCCGCCAACTTGACGAACATGGTATGAACCGAACCAGCCGAAAAGAACCGACTTTGCGCCGAGTGCAGTCGCCGCGACGTCGGGGTTTTCGATGATCGGGAAGCCCATGAAAACGTCCGGAGCCCCCACGGTAGCGGCCGGCACATACAGGTAATTACCTGCAGTATCCTTGAGCTTCCGGAGAGCACCCATCGAGGTGCGACGCATCATGAACCCGGCCCCGAGACGGACGTAAGCACCGTCAACGGAATGCGCGAGATCAATCAGATTATCGGCAGAAAACGCACCTGAGACCGCCGTCGATCCCGTGATACCGCTGCCGGCCGCCGTCACAATTCCGTTAGCCTCGTTTGTGCCGGTTCCGACCGTCAGCAAATTATTTGCCTTGATCCCCACGGACGTTCCCAGGGTACGGGCAAGGTACGACGGAATATCGATCCCGGAATCCGTGAGAATCTCTCGGGAAACGATCGTGAGGGCCGCCACCTTCTGGGCCTTCAAGGTCAGAGAAGTGAACGTAGGATCGAGGGCAACAATCGTTGTACCCTCGTTAATCGCGGTGCCGAGAGGCCGAGTCGACTCCACCGGAACCTTGATGTCCTCACCGGTCGCGGTGTTGAGCAGAGTCACAACGGACCCGTCGAGCATCGGTCCGACCGTGACCAATTTCTCTTGAAGGACATCATAAAATGTCTGTGGGAGAAGGCTTGAATCGTCGGACTTGTTAAGGTCACGACGCTCGAAGGTAGCGGAACGAATCTCCCCGGAAACCAGCTTCCGGAGGGTATCGAAGTCCGAGCCACGGCGGGCCGCCGCAACCTCACGAACCTCGGGGGCATCGATCATCGAAGCTTCGATATCCTTCGCCCGCATCTCTGCCGCACGAAGATCCTCGATCTTCTGTGAACGTGCGTCGATGTCCTCGTTAATGCGGTCGTACTGTGCTTGCTCCTCTGCGGTGAGATCACGCTTCTCGGCGGCAGCAGCATCGAGCAAACTCTTAGCCGCGTGCCAAGCCTCCTGACGCGCCTCCACCTGACGCTTCAAATATTCCATTTCGGAATTCTCCTAAAGAATTGTTGGGATTGTTTATGCTCCGGCGCGGCTCCGCACACGGTACGAAAAAACCGGCTCCGATTTTTTCGCGGTGGACATGCCCGGAATTGAACCGGGGTTTGGACAAATTAAATTTTTTGGATTTGTTTTGTCCACTTATCCTGTCATGCCCGAGTCCCCTAACCGGCCCGTCATATGTGACGACCTAATCCGGTTAGGGAAAACTAGATAGCTTTCGCCAATAGGTCGATTTGCTTCATCAGCAAACTAACCGGGATCTTTGCCACCGGTTCATCGACACCGGCCGCACGGTCGACAACCTTACGAAGGATGCCGGCCTGATCTTCGTTCAATTCGCCGGCCTCGAGTGCGGAGATAGCATCCGCGAGAGCCGTCGGATCCGTTTCCGTACGCTTCGCAATCACCCGAAGATTACGAACCGAAGCGGTCGTGGATGGATAAGCCGGCACCGCGGTGACCACGCTTACTTCATGGAGACGCACCTCGAGTAGTGTTCTCTCACCGCCGTCCGATGACCAAGAATCCTTCACGGTTGAGAAACCGAAACTCATGCCGGTGATATCTCCCCTTGAAACCAAAGCGCGGATATCGCGGCCGGCCGTCGTATCGGGTAGATCGATCTCCACATAACCGCCCTCGGCACGGTCCTCGATCCGCAGAGTCTTAGCCCGCGTCGATCCGAGCAGCATCGTATCGTCGTGATTGACGTAAGCCCGAATATCATTCTTCGACTTGAGGGTCCGGGTGAATGCGCCTGGCGCGATACGCTCCGTGAACGGTAGCGGCAGCGAAGGTTCGTTGTATCGCCATGCGTAGCCGGCGAATGTCATCCCGTCACCTTCGGACCGGACTTCGCAAACCGTCGCCTCGAAGGTACGGATTTCGACGTTACTCATTATGTTCCTTTCGCCGCGGATCATCTCGGCAGTACGTTCCAGCCATGCCCGGGCCGGTTCGGGATCCAAAGGATCGATTCCCCACAAGTAATGTGCGACAGCGCCGGCACCGGGCCAGCCGTCATCGTCGGGATCGGAATTAGACGGCGCCTCAAGGTCGACAGCGTGGCGGGCCGCCCAAGCATTAGCCCGGATCACTTTGTCGTCCGACATTTCCCCATCCGCCATTAAACGGGCCTCCCGGATTGTTCGGTCGGTGAGGCCGTCACCTCCGAAGCCTTCCGCCCGAAGCTCGAGCCCGCGGGCCGCGGCCGCCTGGATATATTCCGGCGGGGTTTGCTGCCGGATCTCGATACCGCGGATTTCCTCCGGGTCGAGGGTAGGAATCCCGAGCTCCTGGAAAACCGCAATATTGTCCGGATCATTATCTATCGCTAGAAGCACGTTATATGTTTCCAGGATTGTTTCCGCTACGGATTTCTTCCACGCCGGGGTTTCTTCGTTCGAATCTTTCATGAAAAGGAAATCGAAATCGATGTCGAAGGATTCCAGCTGATCGAGGGTTTCCGATCGTTCTGATTCTGGTCTCGCCGTCACGATGAAAATTTCGGCATCCTGAGAATCAAGGTAATCGATTAATTCGAGATTCGGTCGGCCTGCCGTTATTAGGGTGCCGTCGATGTCGACAATGATTGCCGGTTCCCCATCGATATTTCGTTTCGCGGTTCTCGTCGACTTTGGATGATCCTCCGGGAGAAGATCATTATCGGTGACGTAGTTAGGGTTTTCCGGTGAACCGGTTCGAAGCAAGAAAAGAAAAGAATTAACTCGGGCCATAGCCCAAGCCCCGCGAGTCTGGCCCGGCCGGTGGCTAGTCGAATAAGCCCCGGCACCGCGGCGGTATACGGCGGCCAGCATCCCGAATGTTGCCCGGGTCCAATCCGGCCGGTCATCCTCCGCCATTTGATCGTTATGTTCGGAGACTTTATTTCGAAGGGCCGTTTCGGTTGCCTCCGATAATTCGATATCCCCACCCGGGCCGCCGCCGGATCCCGGTTCGTTTACGTCACTACCAGAAATCTGGTCAGCTTCCGGGGCCGGTGTATCCGCTTGCCGTTCCTCACCCTGCCAAGCATTGCAATAGTAGGCACCGGAAACGAAAGCTTCCCACCTCGAGCACCACGCTAAATCCTCTTGTATTTGTGTCTCGTCATAGAAAACACAATTGCCGCAAGCCCGACCATCCGGGACATCATCCGCTAAAGCCGGCCGATAGTTCGATGGGAGCTCACGGTAGGATCCGCCCGGTTCCATATCCTCGGCAATCGAGATAGCGACCATTTGATCGATTGCGTCTTGCTGCGTTGTATGACACCCGATTACTTCGCCGTCCTCTTTCACGACAGCGTAACCCGGGCATCCTTCGGCCTCACCTTCACCGGTAACGAAGTAAGGCATTAGCTCGTTTGCCTCAACCAGGAAACCGTGTGAGAACCGGAATCGCTCACCGCATAAACGGATTCATTTGGATAAAGATCAAATTGGATTGTTGATTCCTTAACCAATAGAAGTCCTGTCGCAATCGTCACCGATTGATTTCCCAGGAATAATGCTTTCGTATTGTCATTGTTATGAACAATGATTTTGCTTGCTCCTGGATACGCTCCGCCGATAAGTACCGGGGTAGCCGTGCCGACCGTGACTTGCCCACTAGTAATCATTTCACTCCACCGGATACGCTGCTGAGGGATTCAAAGGATCGAAGGCGGCCGCCTGCTGCAGCTGCACCGAAGGCAAACCGGTATGGTCAATTTGCGGCAGGCCCATAGCCTGCAAAACCTGTTCCGGCGTGAACCCGGAAGTAATCAAACGGACCGCATTCTGGACCCGCTTTTCTGTTTCAACAATATTTGCGGCCGCAAGATTCACGTTAGCAAGGCTCACCCGGTATTGATCCCCGTCCTCAACCGGCGGTAAATCCTCGAGCCGGTGAATATCATTAATCGACAGGAACCCGGCCTGCATCGCAATCGAATAGGCCGAGAATCGATCTTGAAGGCTTGCCCGCAAAAGCGAATCCACATTGATCCGGAGAAAAGCATCACCCGGGAGAAGCTTTGTGTAGGCCGCCTCAATCTTCGAGATATACGGCAGCAGCGTATAGGTGACAAATTGCCGGGAAGATTCCTCCACCGACGCATACGACATAGCGCCTTGCCGGGTCGACTGCAGCATATGAACCGGGATGCGGAAGATTCTCGCTACTTCCTCCACCGCGAATTCACGGGACTCGAGGGCCTGGGCGTCCGTCGGATCTACCGAAGTTTGAGTGTATTTCGCGCCGGCGGAAAGGATCCCGGGTCGATGGGATTTCCTCCAGCCCTTGTGTCCGGCCTCCCAGGAATCCTGCAAAGTCTGGGCCTGTTCCTGGGTAAGCTCATACGGCACTTCGATGATGCCGGCCGTTGTGCTGCCGGATCCGAAAAACGTAGCCGCGAATTCCTCAAGTGCCTTCGTTAAACCAAGGGTTTCCCGAAGCTCCGTGATTCGTGAAGTGCCACGAAGTTTCCCCGGTTGCCGTAGCTCCGTGATATGAACTACGTCCTCCTCCGGGAGAATGAACCGGCCGTTATCGATCCGGAATTCGATCCGCATCGTTTCCCGGTTACGGACAACCTCGACCCGGCGGGGATCCATCACATGAAGGGCGATAATGTCACCGCGGGAATCACGAATGATCCGGCTAAACGAATTACCGTCCACAAGCAAAGAAACCAAAAGGGCCTGGTAATGGTCGGATCGTTGCATCGATGGATCCGGTTCCGGGCTATCCACCCACACGGGCCGCGGGCGATATGGCCGCCGCTGCCCATCATCCCGGATAAACGTATCCATCGGCATAGTCGAAATCGAATCCGAAATCAAACGGATAGCGGCATACACCGGGCCGATCGTGAACGAATTCTCTTGAGTGATCCGGACACCGGAACGTGTCCCGGCCGGGACATCGGCACCCATCTCGAAAAGCTTCTGGAAAGTAATAGCCCGCTTCTCTGGAGAAGAAAACAAATTGTTAAGCATTCTTGCTCCGTTCGATTGCTATTCCAATCAGCACCAGGAAAATTCCGCCGGTGATGAATCCGGCCGCCGGCTCAATCAGGGCCGCACCCGCAGTAACGGATACCGCGCCGATCAGCTGCACAATAGCGGCCATGATTTCCCTCTCATGAAAAGAACATAGGAACAGACGGTTTCGGTGCTTCCCGGTACATCGTTGCCCGGTCGAAGGCACCCACGGCACAAACCGCGCCGTCGATTTTGCGTAAACTCCAACGGTTTTCCTTAACGATCCTCGGCCCTAACCGGTCCGTTTTCACGACCGCGTTAGCGATATGCCGTGATAATTGCGGATCGTGATCGTGGGATAAACCGTTACTCATGACAGCATCGAAAAACTTTGCACAACTAGGAACCATTCGGGCCGGTGAGGAAGTCGGATATTCCACGATCGGAATACCGGACTCCGCTAGAATCTGCATCGACCGTTGCCACCGGAACGGATCGAAGGGCACTTCCACGACCCGGAATTTCTTGCAAGCTTCCATCACGGCGGTTTCAACTTCGGATATTTCTACCCGCCATTCGTCCGAATCTTCCGGTTGCTTTTCCCATGCGGCAACCTTGAATATTCGCGGTTTCGGTTCCACCGTACAACCAGCGATAAATGTTGAGTCACCGGAAAAAGATCCGTCCACGAAAAGCACGACGGGAATATCAGGGCCGGGAATATCGCACCGGTCGAGGGAATCCCAGGCACCGGCAGGAAGCCAAGCCGTCGAGGATGCAACCCATTGATTCATTCGCTTCGTGCGAAACTCATTCTCCGGAGTCCGACGAACCGCCGAATCGAAATCCTCCGGATCCTGCAAAGTCCCGAAACCAGGATTCGCAATCATCCACGATTTCGGATCCCGGTGATCCGCATCCGGTCCGGCCTGCCACCAGGCCATGAAAAAACTAGGATCATCCTGCTCACCGGCGGCAATCCTCGAGCCATATTGAAAGAGCCGGTAACACACGGAATCCTGACCGGCAGAATCCGTACGAACCCCGGCTGTGGTGATCCCCAAAACCAGGGCATCGACGCGGGCCGCCTGTGCCAGGCTCATTACATTCCAAAGATCATCATTCGGGGCAGCATGCAACTCGTCGTAAATAACCAGGGTCGGGGATAAGCCTTCCTTCGTGAAAGCTTCACTCGACAGCACCCGGTATACCGAACCGGTTTGAACATTCTCGATAGCGTCCCGGTAAACCTTCGTAACCTCGACCAGCTCCGGGGACCGTTCTACCATTTGACGGGCCGAACCGAAAACGATCCGGGCCTGATCCCGATCAGCTGCACATGAATAAATCTCGCCACCGTTCGGGCCAAGCATCAAACCATAAAGACCGATACCCGAACCCAGGGCCGATTTACCATTCTTTCGCGGCAAACCAATAATGCCCGTCCGGTGCCGAAGCTTTCCATCTGGCCGCCGAGCAAACAAAGCACCCAAGACCTTTTTCTGCCACGGCAACAAGAGCAACGGATCACCGGCATGACCACCCACCGAATCTTTCACTTGGGGGCAAAGCTGCTCAATGAAATCCACAACGTGGCCGCCGGAGCCCCGGCGAATATCGGCCACCGGAACCGGAGTGATAATCGCCGGCGGCCACCCTTTAACGGCAGGCATCAGACACTACTTCTGTTTTTCCCGAAGGGCCTCGAGCTTAGTTTTCGTTTTCACTTCCGCCAAACCAAGGCGGGCCCGCGCCGCCGGATCGAAACCAAGATTAGAAAGCAAACCGATAATCTGCTTATCAAGATCCCGCAAATGCTTCCGGCATTCCGGGGCACCATTCAAAGCAAGCTCCCGCAAACCCTCACGTTCCTCAAGCATCGACCGAAGCAAAGCCAAAGCCGGGGCATCAGTCCGAGCCAACCAAACCACACCGTCGGCCATGACCTGGGCAAACGCATCCGCGGCCGTAAATTCATGCGGCAAAGCATCCGCCGCCGGCACAAGGGCCAGACTCGAGGAATGCCGATCGGCACGATACGAACCTAGTTTCTTGTGAGCTTCGGTCGGTTTCCTCGGCCGGCCTCGAGTCACGCGAAAACCTCCAAATCCCAGAATCTAATTTTGCCACCGTCCCTGCCTGTGGAGGGCCCGGGTGCCCGCCGCCCGCTATGTCCGATTTTTGCACCCACCCGGGGGTTTAGTCCCCGGTGCCCCCGGTGGTGATGGGGATCGAGGTTGAGTAATTTTTTTCTGTTTAATTTTTTTTGTGTGCCCGCGCCGGCCCCGCTAGAGGCTTGGTAGGTGGTGGGTATCGGTCGTGTTTATTGCGTTTTGTTTATCGTTCCGGTGGTGGAGTGTTGCCGCGGCGAATGTTGCAGCTTCGGTGGGCAGCTAGTAATGGGGAGTCTTTATCGCCGGGATAGTAATGATCAGCTTGGAATGGATCGTTTCCTCGTGGGCCCCCCCCGCAGATCCAACATTGTTTCGCGGTTTCTCGGACTTGTTTTGCCCGCCGTTTGTAGGATCCGCCATAGTGGGGGCGGGGTCCCCGTGCCTGGTCGATTTTTTGTTGGAGTAGCCCCCGGCATTCGGGACAACGATTTTTTTCGTAAATTAATTTTCCGCAATCCAAGCAGGGTCGGGGGATTCCGGGGATCATTCCTTTTCGGGGGTTTCCTCCGCCGTGATGATACGGTTTTCCTTATCGGCCTTCGGGTAAACCAGGCGGTGGATTGCTTGGGCGATTGTGGTCGCGTTGTCGTGGATCGGGCCGACCGAAGGATTCCCGCATGACCAGAGAATCGTTTTCTCGATATCCTTTTCGCTGATCATCGTTTCCTCCCTGAGAATTCCGGTTCGAGGTTTGTTTTGCGCTTCTCGAGTATGGCATTCATATAGGCGTGCCATGCTTCGCCGCGTTCGTCAGCGGGGACCAGGCTCAAATGACGTAGAGCCTCGTCGAGCTCATCGAGGGTTTCGGTCATTTCCTACCTTTGGACATAGTTCATGTGAGACTAGCAAACATAATAGGCAGATTTTCCGTTTTGTCTAGTTCCTTCTCTGCGTGTCTACATTCCTCGGGCTATCGTGATTCGGCGGTGTAATTCGGTGAGGCCGTCCGGTGTTAGGCAGATTGCCGCGGAACCTTCATTATCTTGAACGATTATTCTAACCTTCTGGCCGAGTGTTGTAGCGATATCGAAGGATCCATTCGATTCGACTCGCTCACCATCTTCCGAGTCGTAAACGATCGGATCGGGTCCCGGGATCGAACTCCATATGCTCACGGTTTAACCTTCCTAAATTTCCATTTCCAAATCATGCACTTACGTTTCTTCGAATATTTCCAGCGGCCGCCGAATTCTTTCATGATTGCACCTCGAATTGATGCTGCCAAATATGGGACACCCAATCGGTGGCATCCCCGGATACTTCAACATTCACGGATCTTTTCCATCCCCGATTCACCGTCACGCGAATGAAAATAATCGGGACTACGGTTCCGCAGATCGGGCACTTACCCATAATCGGGTAAGGCTCATTCGGTTCGATCTTGCACGAATTAATGGGCATCATGAGGCGGCCGCTATTGCTTCCCGGATCGAATGGGATTCATAACGGTTACGGTGCCGGCGGATCCGTCCAGCTGCCGCCCACCGGCGAAGATCCCTAGTCGGGATCCCGAAGAAAGTTGAAGCCGCCTCCGGGTCGAGCCACAATTCCGCATGCCTTGAGGATGCCACAACCATCAGTAAGCGGGCAATCGTCCAATTCGTACGGCAACCCGGGCAGGACACGGAACCTCCGAAATCCTCTCCCGTGATCCGGATCGGCCGGCCACACTCCCCATCCGTGGAATCCGCGGGACACGTCACCGACCAGGCCGAACGGGGCTGTTGGCCTGCAGCTGCCTGGGCCTGCCGCCACAAGCCGGCAATCTCCCGCCCGAAGTCATCGATAGCGGGATGCCGGTCACAAGCCTTATCAAGCCACGAATTAAGGAAACCGATCGATCCGTTCATTCGCACCCCGACGGGATCCGCATCCGGGCCCGCCTCATTAAACCGGAGAATCGATGCCGGCCCGAACGGGGCAAGCTCGAAAAACCGCCGCCAATCCTTCTCCCACGCCTCAAGCACCGGGACAATATCGAACCCCGCCACGAAATCAAGGGCATCAATCCGGACACCGATCTGTATTTCCTTTGACCTCGAGCCGCCAACCTTCCCCGGCATCAAAGCCCCACCCGCGTCATACAGGAAGTTAGGAAGATCCTCCAATTGGGAACGCATCCGAGAACCACACTTCACACAAACCCGGGATTCCTGATCCCTCGAACAAACTTCACATTTCACGGACCCTCCCACCGTTTATAAGTAGTTTCTAAATCTAGGCAGACTCCTGGGAAACCCCCCCAAAAGCCGGAGCCCTCGTTTCCGCCCAGGGCATGACTTTAGGCCGCCTGGCACTAGGCCGAGCAGCTTTAGCATGCGACTCCTTCCGCCCGATCGTGGCGGTTAGTCCGTTAGCCGGTTAACGGATTCGGTCACTCCTATTCCGGCACGCATCTAGTTAATGTCGGGATGCGTTGAGACGACGGTTAAGACATCTAACAGGGTTGAAGTGTTCGAGTCAAGAACAAAGGTAGTTCATCGATCGAAGCTAGGTATTCGCTGGGAACGAACCATGCAGCTGCCCGGCCGTTTGGTGATCGAACCCACGCGGGATCCTGGGCCTCGAGCCCGAGGATGAATCCTTGGATGGTCATTGTCGGCATTTGCCCGGTCACTAGGACGTAGAAATGATCGGCCGGATCGGATGGTCGAACGATTAGGGAATTGTCGTGTCGTCGTGTCCACCTTACTTGGATGTTCGTTCCGATATCGGGATCACCGACATCGGTTTCCAGATTCCAAAACACGTTTAAGTATTTAGCGACGATTAATTCCGCGGCGGCACCTTCGATATCTTCATCCCAACCAAGATCCTTTGCACCATGGCTATCGACCGATTCACGCCGCATGGCGGTAAGCCGTCGCATCTGGCCGACATTAGCGGCCATGATTCTTTCCCGTAAACCTAAAGTAATCTGCATTATTTCACTCCCGTTATTTGGGCCCGTATCCATTGAGATAACGTCATGCCCGCTTCAATCGCGGCACCGCGAATCATTTCCGCTTCCTTCTCGGTGACACGAAATGACAACATTACGCCTTGAGTCATTAGAAACCGATTTCGTCCGGTGCCGACCAAGGATCTTCGATCGAAGCTTTTGCTTCCTGGAATGCCTTTCGGCCTTCCTGGGGCCGATCTACTTTAATGATCTTCACGGGATCGTATTCGATTGATGCCCCAACATAATCTGCCGTTATTTCGGTGCGATTTCTTTTCTCACCATTAGCAGTTTCATAATTCTCGATTTTCGCTTTGCCTAGAACAATAATGCGGTTACCTTTTGCGAATGATTCGCAAATATTCTCGGCAAGTTTATTGAAGGCCGTCACATTCCAAAATGTCGTATCAATCTCTTTCCATTCATTATCGACTTTTTTGTTTCTTGATGAGACAACAGTAAATTTTGCTATCGGTTTCCCTGATGCCGCAAAACGGATTTCTGGATCCGCAGACAATCGGCCGACGATAGTGATATTTGCACTCATGATTTCCTCCTACGCTGACAAGCCCGCGACATAGTCACGGACCCTGATAAGCCGTTGCCTTTCTTCCCAATCCAACCCGCCATAAATACCGAACGGGATCCGGTTCGAGACTGCATATTCTAGGCATTTGTCGACAACGGGGCAAACATAACAAACCCTTTTGGCATCCTTCATTTTCCGCCGTGAAGCGTTATCGGTTGGCTCTGCGAAGAATAGTTCCGGGTCGACGGTACGGCATGAAGCATCATCCATCCAGCCTTCCCAACCGGTCCTATACATATGACCACCGTTCCTTCATTACCCAAAGGAAACCGCCAAGCGGGAACATTCCGGGGACCCCGAGCTCGAGGGATCCTTCCTGATCGTCGGGGAGGGACCAAACGCACCAATCTTCGACACGGCCGATGCCGTAACCGCGCCTTTGTGTGACTAGGAAGCCGTGAAATGGGGATTCCTTATCGTTGTGGGCCCGCCATGCCGCGTCCCGTTCCCGCATTGTTTCTTTCATCCACGCTTGGATCTGATTCCAGGAAGCATCCTGGGCAGTCTTGCCGGCCTTGACTTCGAGGATCACTAGCGGCCGCCGGCATAGCCGGATATCGCCGTGATCGTCGGATCCTTTTAATGCTAACCGTTCGGCCTCGTGGAATCCTAGACCGCGGGCGAAATTCACGACGGCGGTTTCTGCTCGAGTACCAATAACTTTAGGTCGATTCACGGTTGCCCGTCCCATTCGTGGAGATACCGATTCCATGACCAATCCGACCAGCCCGATTCGACCGCGGCCGCCGGATTCTCCGTGACCCACCGGTGACACGGCCGGCACAAAGCCCGAAGATTCCCAAGCTCGAGGATCCCATCCCGCCATTGAGAACGGCGGATAACCTCATGCACATCCGTCGAGGCCGCCCGGTGGCAGCGTTCACACACCGGGCGGGCCTCCAACAAGTCGGCAACGATCCGCCGCCGTTGACGGTATTGAGCTTCACGCTTCTTCGACCGGTGCCGCATCCGGGGACCATTGAACAGGCTTCTTTGAAGCCTCAAACGCTTCAACAATGCGACCGGGCAACCGGCCCCGCTTCCCGACCTCGATACCATTAGCCTTCGCCCATTCACGGGCCTCCATTTGACTAGCCAATTTTCCTCCTTTAAGTGTCCTGGCCGACAGGTTCCGCCAGGAATTGACTTCTAATCGCCGCCGAAAGGGTTTGCCCGATCGACAGTTGGGAACGGATCGTATTGATCCTTTCCCTCACCGCACGGTGCTTTTGAAAGGCAAGCTCATACTCAAGCCTTTCCGCCTGGGTGCGGATTGTTGCCTCATGCTTTCGGTGATCCACCGAACCTTCGCAGTTGATGAAAGCTCGAGCGTAGGCCACTTCGAAAGCCTGTTTCGCTAAGACGGCAGCTTCATCCGCCACCGCGATATCGTCCGTTGCCCGGTCAAGAATCTTCGACAATTCCGATAACCGTTTAACAATCTCAATCTGATTAGGAAGCATGACCGGTTCCACATTCCCCGATCATCCAAGCCCCACATTTCCCGCACCGTTCTAGGCCGGATTCACGATCCGGAAGAATGGGCTCGGGAATAATGGTCGTAGAAATCAGCGGTTCCGCCTGATCCTTTTTCACCGCACACCGCGCAAGTCCATGACCCTATTCGCCTTCCTTGCCGAACATTTCGACCGGATCGGATAGGTCCCTTTTCTGGCCGCACATTTGGCATTTAAATACCAAGCTTTCCGTTTCGGTCATTTCCTGCCGGCCGTAGCATGACCAGCACCACAAATTAGGCATTCCGCTCCGCCATGATTTGCCGAAGAATGATCCCCATATTCCGTTTCAATTCTTCTTCTTCGGCCTCGAGGAATTCTTCACGGGCCTCCTGTATCGCTTTCGCTTCGATCCGGGATTCGAGCATTTCGATAGCCCAATGCGCTGCCCACCGCGATAAATGCGAGATAGATATAAACCCATCGCCGAAAAGATCGGGAGCTTTGATTCCTTCCCACGACAAAAGTTCTTCCAGCTTTTGCCGCTGCCGATAACTGCACCCGATCTTTGCCGCGTGTGCCCATTCAATATTCCTTACCGGGGGGACGTTGCCGGGATTTAGTTCACTCATTCCGCACCTAGCCCGGAACCCATGACCAGGGAATCAGCGAAGACGGATTGGTCGGCCGGCAGCATTTCGGTAGCGTGTGCCCAACAGTAGACACGTTCGATCATGCCGTTATCGGTTCTGATAAACCATTGTTCCTTCGCTTCGTTATCACATGAAGCGATTAGGCATTTAATCCGCATCGGAATCCGCCTTTAATTCCGCGTGCCGGCCCATCCACATGGCCCGAAGTTCCTCCCGCAAATCTTCCGTTAAGTGATATCCGGTGATGTCATCGGAGATTCCCTTTAGGTGGACTAAATCGGGGGCCGTCGATATGGCGGCCGTCCATTCCACTATTTGATCCTCGGACGCTACCGGTTTCGGATGCTCGATCGGTTGTAAGGTTGCTAATTCTTCCTTCGACCAAAGATCCAGCGCGACACCGAATCGCATAGACGCGACGCGGATAGCGTTTGAAATGGCACCTTTCCGCCGATCGAAGAAGTCGGATCCTTGCGGTTCCCCGTATCCCAATCGGGTAACCCCGCATACGGTGAGCCGGATCCAGAGGCCGCCTTTTTCGTCGAGTTGGGGCAATCCTTGATCGTCGAAGGAAAGCGGTTCCCAATTCCATGCGGGATCCACCTGTAATAGTCGGTCGGTGACGGCCGCGTGATCGACATAGGCAAGATTTATCCCCGCCTTCGGAAGCTTCCGAATAACCGAAGCCGGGAAGGGTTCCCGAAGCTTTGCCGCCTGTTCCGGTGTCATACGCAATCCCTGACCTTCGCCCCGATTGTTAGGGCATGAACCGCTGACCAATGGTGCAAACCCTCGAACCCGGGGCGCTTCGGAAATGGATTCAAAACGAAAGCGAAAACCTCATCCTGGACATAACGTGGGGCATTACTAGCCCGCTTATCTGCCCACTCCGGATAACCCGCCTCCGTTGCGTAATGCTTCCAGGTCGACTGTATGAATTGGTAAGCCCCCGAACCGTAAGGCCCGTCAGCTTCATAGTTGCCGCGGGATTCCCGCCACATGATGCACTTACGAACCCTCTCGAATCTTTCCGAATTCGAGTAGTGAGCTCCCCGATATTGAGAATCGGGAAGATCGTTCGGGCCTTGAGCTACAACGGCAGCGAAAATCAAACTATCCAACATGCACGTTCCTTCCTTGATGGGCATCATCACCGCCTCGAGTGAGGCATCGGGCGTATCCGATCGAGTAGGACCAATACGCAAGCAGAGCTGACCAGGTGAGAAACGACAGGATTTCAATCACGGTTTTCCTCCCGTTGTGACCGGCCCCGCAGGAAGGCAGATACGGGGCCGGCCACGCTATGGAATTTTCGTGCCTTCCAGGTGGCGGGCCGAAGGGGGATCGACCCGCCACGGAAATATTATGGACTCCGTATGACAATCCGCAAGCGACACGCCGGGAAAATAGGAAATGCCCCCGGGGAAAGCGGGCCGGGGGCATTCCAGCGGGAGGAAACCGCAAAGCGGATACTACTATGGTGCTTCTTCGAACCATTCTTCTAAGTCCGGTTGCAGGTTCCGTTCCGGATCCAGCTCGAGGTGAGCCGTGAATCCTAGGGATTTCGGTTCCTCTTTTTCCTCCGGGGCATCGGCGGCCACGAATGCCGCCACGGACGCACCTAGCCTTATGAGGCGGTAAATGTCCCGCTTCGATAGTTCGAGGCCGTCGATCAAGATTTCGACCTCTCCGACCGTTATTTTCGTTTTCACCGGTCGAGGGCCTCCGCTATCAGGATATATCCGATTGAGTCTAGGTAATGGTCCCGGTCGTACCGGTTTCGGGATCGGGCTAGTTTCATGAGGACTAGCATTTTTGCGGCATCTCCGGGCGTAATGTCCGTTTTGAGGTAGGCGGTCCACATTTGGGCGATTCGGGTAAGTGTGTCCCCGAAGTCTCCGTGAGTTTCCGCCCGGGGTCCATGAATGGCGGCTATCGCGTCGCTTGTGAGCTTGTGATCGAGCATGGATCCTCCCGAAAAATATTTTGAAAAATCTTGGAAATTGACTTGACACCGGTTCCTCATCGTGTAGTCTGATCTACATAAGGCAAGACCAACTAGGGGAGGAACCCAAAATGGACACAACAAAGCTCCGCTGGGTGAAGTCGGTAAGCGGTGGAGAATTCACCTTCACCCCCGACGGCCGGGCAATCCGGGAAATCGCCGGCGCATATTTCGTATTCGATGCGGATGATTTCGTGACCGGCCGATACGCAACCCGTGAGGAAGCGGTTAAGGCGGTGACGGCATGATCACCTGCACAACTTGTGGAGCAGACACGGACAAGCTCGAAATCTTTCCCGGGAATGTGTGTCTATCTTGTTGGGCCGTTAGTCCGGAAGGAATGCGTATGCCTACTGCCGAGGAATTAATAACAATGTGGGGAGGTGGACGATGAACGAACTAATCGACCGGATGACCGAAGCCGGGCACGAATGGACCGAAGCCCGCGAGAAGCTACGACGACACGGCACCTACGCCTACGGCCTAATCGTCGCCGCCCACGCCCAAGGGATCCCAGAAACCCGCATAGCCGCACTCATGCAATGCGACAGAATGACCGTTAGAAGGGCACTCGGGAAACGTTAAACGATAGCGAAATCCTGCCACCGCCGGCCGGCCGTAACGAAAGTTATAGCCGCCGGCGGTGCATCATGATTCCCCTTGTGACTCCACCACACGGAACCACCATCGAGGGAACCGGTTTGCATCCAAGTGACTTCCGCAAACTGTTCGATCCGCAAATGGTGATAATGACCGCTTATCACGATGTCGGCCTGCCCGATCGGATCCCGGGCTAGAGCCTTATTCGCAAGCCATCCGGCCATTTTGTTTTTCGTTTGATGACCGTGAAGGATGCCGATCCGGGTGCCCTCGAGGTCGACGCACAAGTGCAGCTGGTCACGGCCCGGAAGGAACCAGGTCACTTCCCGGCCGGCGGCCGCCATAACGTCGGCAACCTGGGCCGCCCCCTCAACGGCCCAAGAATCGTCATACCGGGATGCCATTTGATTACCGACCCGTAGGGCCTCGTCATGATTTCCACCGACGACGATCACGGAAAGCTCATCAGTCATATCGGAGAAGGCTTGCACCTGATCTAGAAGCAACCGCCGGTATACCCGGATTTGTTCGGTGAGCGTTAAATCGAGCCGGCCGATCAGATTCCCGCCCTGAGAATTCACGCCCTCGATACAGTCACCGGCCCACGCTAATAGAACCGGGCCCGCCTTCCCCGCCTTCCGAAGCTTCCTGTACCGGTCAGCGGCCCGTTCCAGGGATCCATAGAACCGGCCCACCGTGCCTTCCGTGCCGTCCCCATCCGGTTTCCCCAGCTGCAAATCACCGGCCGCAAAAACAAAAAGCCCCGGCCCACCGGCCGGGGATTCCCTAGTTTTCTTTTTCGCATTCTTCAACAAATCTTCGACGTCGATCGATCGAATCGACGGTTCAATCACCCACCGGCATCGAACAATCGGCACCGTGACCGCGTCATCACCTTGAGCCTGTCGAGTCCAAGCGGCCGGATCATGCCGCACCTCGACCAGGCGGGCCCGGAAACCGTCCGGGATATCGACACCCATAGCCGGCAGCAATCCCGCGGGATCACCGTCCGGAATCGGGCCGCTTGTGACGATCCTCGACCCGTCCGGTTCAAACCGTATTCCCGGTTCCCAACCCCGCGGGACCGCCTCGGAATGCCGACCCGTATTCCCGGCCGCCGCCAAATCGTTAAGGCTTTTCGCTAGGCCCATACCCTAGACATTCCTTCCGCCGGTGACGTTTCACCGATCCAGAAAGCACCGGGAAACCTTCATCCTTAAGAATCCGCGTAATCTCCGCGGAAGATATCGGCCCATCGAGAGCCCGAAGTAGAGCTTCCCGATCCTCACTAGACATCACAACCAGCATTCGGCAAACCGAACACTTAGGCAGAAGATCCACGGCCGCAAACCGATCGGCAAGACTCATAGCCCGAGAGCCGCCGCCCATTCTTTCCGTTCATCCGGATCCGTCGACAGAATCGGCAGCGGGAAAAGATCACCGTTCCGGTCACCGGCCTTCGTGAAAGAAACGTGAATATGGGCCGTGTGACCGTAGCCCTTACCCCGCCACTTCCAGAACCACCGGCGATAGGTCCCCGAGGCTATTTGATTCTCATAGACGACATAAAGAATCCGATCGGCACCCGGCAGACTCGAGCCCGCATAAGCCACCAGCTGATCCGCTAATTCCTTCGCCGTGGCACCGTTACGGTCCCGGCCCCGGCCCATGTTTTCGTCGATGTCGATAGCCCGAACCCAACCGTTTTCGTCCGGATTATGTTGCGAGGCGGAACCCTTCTTGCGGTGCCGTGCATCACCGATCCACCCATCACTACGGCGGGAACGGTTCGGGAACCTCTGATTAATTTGCAGTCGGAGAGTTATTCCGGCCGAACATAGACGCGGATTCATGACTCGGGATGGGTATTCGCAAACGCAAGGCCACCGATAAACACGGCATTAGCCAATCCGAGAAGGGCCACGCCTAATTCATCGGACACCCAACCGGCAATAACAAGTACCGGGATCGAGGCCGCAGAAATTCCGTAAAGATACTTCCGCCATTTCGTGGGAATATTCGGCATTCCTTCTCCCTTAGAGATCGTTATTGAGGTGGTAGGTAACGTGGTCGTCAATCTTGGTCCGAACGTCACGAACCTCGGACTCGATCCGGTTGAGTTGATCCTTCACCGACGTGCCGCCGTTCGGTTGCAGCGTCTTGGATATCGCAATCTGCGTGCGGATCAGCCACAGGATGCCGCCGAGGATGGCGGTCGTCAGGATCACCAGCGGCACGATGTCGGCGGGAGCGTTGAAGGTCACGCTTCCAGCTCCGGC